GGGGGGGGGGGTGTGTTGTGGAAGCCCAGTCCCCGCCAGGGGTCGTCACCAACGGGGACCGGGCAGCTTATGGGGCTTCGACGGGCAAGGAGGCGATGAACGCACGCAGGTCTTCGTCGCGGACAAGCCGCTGACCGCCGAGCTTGATGCTCGGCAGGTCTCCGGAACGGATCAGCGCCGTGATTTTCGTTAGGCCGCACTTGAGGATCCGTGAGTCAGCGAGCTCGTGGCGTGTCCACAGCAGACGGTCCGGCACTACGACACCACCTCGACGATCTCGAAGAGGTTGTCCCACCGCACCCTTTGGTCTTCTGGGTGACTGGCCAGCACGGCAGCGATGAAGTCTTTGCCCGGCGCCGTCACGCCGTTCACGACTCGGGACCAGTTCGATGGGCGGACACCAAAGAACGCGGCACGCTCCGCCTCGGTTGTGAGGCCTTCGCGTGCCGCGATCTTGTCTACTGCGTCGAGCTTGAACCGGACCTGCAAGGTGCGCTCGCGCCCCTTGAGATTGTTGCTTGCTCGCATGCACGGACCATAGCACAGTGGTTGCGTGCGAGCACGTCATCCGTATGGACCATATAGAGAACCGGTTCCACCCACCCAATTGGGGTTGCGTGCGTGCAGGCAATCGACTAACACTGATTGCGTGCTCGCAATACCGCTGGTCGACGATGCTCGATCACAGCCCATCGCCCTGGCTAGCGTCATCGACGTGACGCCACCAACCGCACGATCAACCACGGACTTCGGGACCTATCTGCACCGGCTGATGTCAGATAACGGTTTCGAGAAGGCCGCAGACCTCGCCCGGGCGGCGAAGGTACCCGCGTCCAGCCTGTCGCGATGGAGCGACGGCAGCAGCATGCCAACCGTTGAGGCGCTGCGGGCTGTCGCACCGCACCTCGGTGTGCGCCTCGGTGATCTCATGGTGGTCGCAGGCCTGGCCACCAAGGCAGAGCTCGGCATGGTCGGCGCACCGCCGGCGCCAAGGGCACCGCTACCCCCGGGCGTCCAAAAGGCGATGTCCAGGTTCCTCAGTCCCAAGTACACCCAGGCAGCGAAGGCGACCCTCGACACTGCCATCGCCCGCACAGTGGACCTATGGGAAGAGCTGCTCGACGTACCGCGCGAACCCCAAATGCGCAAGAGGACGGCGCCAAATGCCAAGAGGTAAGAGAGCCCGCCCAGTGGCGGCCGAGATCATCCCGTCGGCCGGTCGCTGGCATGGGTTCGTTCAGACCGGTATCGACGCGAATGGTGATCCGATACGCACCCACAGGTCCGTGACCTTCTGTGTCGACTGCAAGGCGGAGCCATCGCAGGATTGCAAGGCCAAGTGCTACAAGCGCTGCGAGGCCAAGGTCCGTCAGGTGGAGGAAGCCCTCTCGGCTGGCAGGCCCATCGACAAGCAGGACAGGAATCCCGGCGCCGTCCAATGCTTGACCGCCTACCTCGATCTCTGCCAGGAACGTGTCGACGCCGGCACGATGGCCTACCACACCGCCCGGTCGTACCGGCTCCAGCTCGACCGGGTGATTCCCCACGTACACAACCTGCGGATCCGAGGGCTCGATCGCGACACAATCCGTGCCATCCTGCGTGAGGTCCAGCGAACGGTCAGCGCCGATGCCGCCCGGAAGGTCCTGACCGTTCTACGGATCGCGCTCACGTGGGCCCGCAGGGAGGGCTACGTCGACCGCAACGAGGCCGAGCTGGTCGACATGCCCACCATCGGCAAGGCCAAGGCGAAGATCGAGCCACTGTCCGAAGAGGAGTTCGCCGCGGTCATCCCGGTCATCTGGCGCCGGGAACAGCGGCGGGCCCGGTGGTTGCTCGCGCTGATCCACGGTCCGCGCCAGAGCGAATGTCTCGGCCTGGCGCTGCGCCGACCGGACCAGCCGCGGGTCCCAAGCGATGTCAACATGCGCAGGGGCACCCTCACGTACCGGGAGAAGACCGAGCGCCGGTTCTGGGAGCACGGCTGCGCTGACCCGTACGCGTGCGGTGCCACCCCACGGCCGCACCCGGAGCGTCCCGGCATCATGCTCCCGCCGCTGCATCGGACCAAGCCGTGCCCACCACGGTGGAAGCACGGTTGCGGCGACCCGCAGGCGTGCACCAAGAACCGCACCGACCGGTGCCCGAAGCGCCGACCGCTGGCCGGGTGCCGCGACCACCCCGGCAAGCACGGCTGCCCGCCTCCGTGCGCGCCGAACTGCACCGGCCACGCGGCGTCCTGCCCCGACCGCAAGGGCGGCGGGCTCGTCAGCGCCGACACGAAGACCGAAGCGACCAAGCACACGATCGTGCTCGACCCGCTCGTGGCGAAGGCGTTCGAACTGGACCTCGCGGACCGCGAGGCGTGGAAGGAACGCGCCGGATCCAAGTGGGTCGACAGCGGCATGGTCTTCGTCACCCGGTTCGGCCGGCGGGTCGACCCGCACGACGACTGGGAGGAGTGGCAGGACATCCTGACCGAGGCCGGGCTGCCCCGTACGCGAATCCACGACCTGCGCCACACTGCGGTCACCAACATGTTCGCGGCCGGGCTGGGCAAGCACGCGGTTCAGCAGATGATCGGGTGGTCCCAGGACATGTCCGGGGTCTACGCCCACGTCGTGGAAGCCGTGACCCGCGGCCAGACCGCTCAGTACGGCGCTTGGCTGCGTGGATCTGGCGTCCTCGTGGAGCCGGCGCCCATTCGGACGGATTCTGCTACCGGACTGCTACCGGATGATCTAGGCAACGTGATCCCGTTCCGCCGCAAGGTCGTCTGACCTGCTAAAACGGCCCGGATTCCTTGATGTGCAAGGAATCCGGGCCGTTTTGCCTGCTTGGGATGCGTGCGCCGCCAGGGACTCGAACCCCGAACCCGCGGATTAAGAGTCCGCTGCCGAATAGATCGGACCCGATCGGCGCGAATCGCATCAGGTCAATGACCTGCGGGAACGACTCACGCCGACCGGATGCGACTTCCCGCGATCGGATCCGTTCTGCTACCGCATTGCTACCGGATGATCATATGTGAATGTCCCCGGAGGGGCCTTCAATCTCGCCCTGGGGCTGAGCGAGCAACCCGCGGATCTCGGCGTCCATCATCCGCTGAGCGGCGGATCTGGAGGTTCCGCGTCGTCCCCGCTGGCGCCGCCGCTGATGTCCTGACTCACCCTCCGGCCTCACGGAAACGATGGTCGCGATGCCGCGCACCGTCTCGCCACCACTGGCAGCGAGTCTCGGGAGGAGCTGCGTCGGCTCAGCCGCGACGTGCCGCTCGAACTCATCTCGGAGACCCCTCAAGTCGCTACGGAAGCTGGCCAGCACACCCACGAGCTGGCTCGGTAGCGCGACCTGGCCGATGCGCACCTCGACCGCCAACCGTGTCATGTGGACACCAACGATCGCGACCATGAGACCCACGATCACGGCGCCCGGAACGATCGGTGGCAGATGGATGTCGCCAGCCGCGAGCAAAGGGAAGTAGAAGGAGCTGAACGCAACAAGTGCCACGACAAGAAGCCAGAACGCCCACCGGGAGCACGCCTGTGTTCGCAGGAGACGGTTGTCGGCAAGCAAGGTAGAAACCTCCGATCAGGACGAGGGGGTAACCAGGCGCGCCCCGGCACGCGCCCAGCGTCAACGTTGAGGTGCATACACAGCACGCGCACCGCTGGACGTTCATACATCGACCTGGGCGAGCGTTGCGTGGTGTGGCCTTGTGTCTACTCCGATCCCGGAGCGTGTGCAGCCCCCCACTTTGAGCAGCATTCGTGCATCCTGCGAGCGCCCGCTCCACATCAACTGAACGGCCGATTGTGTCGAGTGCATCGCCTTGCCGTAGGGTGGCGGCCCGCACCATCGATCCCGGTCACTAGAACCTTGACCTGCCGATTTAAGAGGCGCCTAAGCTGCAAGTTGCATACAAAGGCCGTTCGACCGAGGTCAGTCCACCCAAGTCGGTGGGCGGGCAATTGGCCGATCAGTACCTAGAAGTTTGGCCATTCGGCAGACCTGAGTGGCGGCTCAGGTGACCAGTCGGAGTAGCGTCGTCTATGGCGGGCGTTGGTTGTAGCGGCCAGCAGCCCGCCGCCCCTGACCGCTACCAGGGAGGGCACCACGATGGCACGTCGTACCGTGCCGGCAGACCCGGCGCTCGACCAAGACCCGGGGATCGGCGCACGTCTCCGCTACTGGCGCAAGCGCCGAGGCAGGAGCCAGCGCGTCCTCGCCGGCCTGGCCGGGATCAGCCAGCCCTACCTGAGCCAGATCGAATCCGGGGACCGGCCCATCGAACGGCGCAGCACTCTCGTCGCACTCGCCAACGCGCTGGAGGTGAGTGTCCCCGAACTCACCGGGCGCGTTGGCGACCCGACCAGCCCCGGAAAGGCATCGGTCACGGCGCACGTCCCGGCGGTACGCGAGGCGCTCATCATGCGCGAGGCCGGGGAGCAGCTGCCTAACAGCCCCGTCGGCGATGTCGACGCGGCACTCGCCGCACGCGGTAGATGGGACTTTGCCACGGCGGCCCCAATGTTGCCCGGCCTGCTCGCCAGCGCTACCGGCGCCGAAATGGTCCAGGTCGCCTCGGTCGCTGCGGGAGTGCTGTCCTACGCCGGTTATGAAGATCTCGCGCGCGAGGCCACGAGGTTGGGTGTCCGCGCGGCCCAAGATACCGGCGATCCGGCGTGGCAAGGAACCGCCGACCTGAACTACCTTTGGGCGCTGCCGGTCGAGACGCGGGTGACACCGATGCTCGCCGCCCGAGCCGCCGACGCCATCCAGCCGTACATCGGCGAGCCCCGCACCCGCCGGGCATACGGGATGCTGCACCTGCAGACCGCCCTGAGCTCAGCGGTGGCCAAGATGTCCGATGCCGCCCTCGCGCACCTCGACGAAGCCGACGAGGCGGCCCGGTCTCTCGGCGAGCCCGAGGACTGGGACGACCTGGCGCAGTCCTGCTTCGGGCCGACCAACGTAGGCATCTTCCGCCTCGCCGTCCTGCTCGAACTGGGCGACACCGGCCGGGCCATCGAGGAGTCTGCCGCCATCGCCCCGAACCGGATCCCACTGCTCTTCAAGCAGGTCTTCTTCCATTTGGACATGATGGCGCTGCTGGCCGGCGCCGGGCGGGACAACGAAGCGGTGACCGCGTTCTTGAACGCCGAGGCTGTCTGCCCCCAGTTCGTCCGGCTACGCCCAACGGCGCGTGACACGGTCGCCGTGATCCTCAACCGCACGCGCAGGCGATCGGTCACCGGGCCGCTGCGCCGAGCCGCTGAAGCCGTCGGCTTGCACGACCTGCTTGAGGCATAGCTACCTGCAATATCCACATCAATTGCAGCGAGCAATCAACCCACCGTGTGAGTGTGCCTACCATCTGTCGCCAGATCGCCGATGCTTCGAGACCCTGCTCCGAGGTGCCGGCTGAGACGAGGTGTGCGGCAGCCCCCCGGCGCGTCGCACCCTCCCGGGGGCGCGACCCGTTCGAATCACACCGGGCCGCGCCCCCACCCCCCATCGGGAGGACGGCATGACGGTCTATGTGAGCGCCACCGTGGCAGACGATGACCAACGGGTCATCGACAGCCACCCGATATCCAGCGGAGACGGCCAGTGCATCACCTGCGGGGTTGAGGGACCGTGCGCCCCCCGGTACGCCGCACTGCACCGGCTGGCGAGAAGGCGCCGACTGCCCCGGCGGCAACCGGGCGCCACCAGGCCCGAACTCATCGGCGCCCGCCGGGTGCGGGTCCATGGCTGACTACCCGCTCACCGGCGACCGCGACGAGGAAGAGTTCCGCCGCGACGAGCGTGTGATCTTGGCAGCGCGGCTCATGGATCCAGCCAATCGTATGCCGCCATTCCCGGCGAGTGCTGGCCTACCGCCTGCCATTCGTCGCCGACTCCGCCATGAACGTGATCACGACGACCGTGACTAGGTCAGGCATCAACGCCGCCGGCCCGCAGGATCCGGCGTACCGCCTCCCGGGTCACTCCCGCCGCCTGGACGATATCGACCTGCCGAACTCCGGCTCGGCCAGCGTCGACCATCCTGGCATGCAGCGCAGCGCGGGCAGTTCGCTCGCGCTCCCGGGCCTCCGCGACGAGCGCCCGGGCACGTTCCTTCGCGTCGCCGATAGCAGCCTTCGCGGCCGCCAGGTCCTCTGCGGCCTTGGCTACCGGCGCGAGCGGATCACGGGGCACGGCGATGACATTCGCACCCCGAGGCGGATGGCCTACCAGACTCCCAGCAAAGTAGGCCTATCAGGGTATAGCGCAGTAGGCATATGCCGGCTACCGTCGCGCACAGATGACCCAATAGCAGCCCCGGGCAGCGCGGACACGCTGACACCGGGGCCTAGATCAGGACGGAGCCCTGACCATGCCCGCAATTGAACCGCACTCGCTTGCGGCGCCACCCCATGCAGTGTGGTGTGCAGAGAACCACGGCCCAAACGGACGCTGCCGTCGCGTAATCGGCAAGGTCGGTCCACTCAGCGTCGGCTTGATCGTCGGCCGCGCTGGTGACGTCAGGCTCAGGTTGCTCGACCCGACCAGGCAGACGGCCCTGGACATCAACGCCGGCGACAGCGCGGTCCTGGTCGAGGCCATCGGTCTGGCCCAAAGGCTGCTCGGCGCGGGAACCGGAAGCGATACAGCTGGCATGCACTTCCTCAACGACGGTTACGACCATGACCCGCTCGTGCTCACCGCGGTCCGGTCCATCCGCCAGTTCTCGGGTTTTGATGTCGACCACCAGAGCACCGCCAACGAGGTGATTGTGTTTTCCGGTGTCCGCGACGAAATCGACGATGAGCAACTCGAGGCTGTGCTCGCCAGATTCCCACAAAATGAACGGCCGTCTTCTGATGGAGCCACATTGGAGTCCGGACGATGAGCGGCTTCACCGAGGCACAGCACCAAATCTATGCGGCGGTCAAGGACTATCAGCTGTTGGATCAGCGGCTCATCGCGCTGCTGGAGCTGCAGCGCAACGGTGCCAATCCCGATGACGTCGCCGTTGTGCGGCGTTGGATCAACGACCAAGCTGCTCGGGCGATCGCACGATGAACGCCAAGACGAGTGCAGTATTGAGCGCCGCCGGCTGGGACCTATACAACTGCGTCGTGGCCCGAGCAGATGACGTGGAGCTACAGCTGAAATTGGTCCAACCGTTGGCCCGCAGCGTACGTGCGTCCACCAAGGACATTGACGACGTTCGGGCGTTCTTGACGCGAGGTCGCAGCCCGAAGGGATAAACGTTTCTGGAGGGACGGGCCCTGCCGCCGTCCCCTTCTCCGGCCCGCCCCGCTTGTGTGCGTGGAACAGCCTAGGCCCGGTTGCGACCCGCACCCGTAACGGGCAAGCCGGAATTGACCCCCGGGCGGGGCATGCGTGTGCCCCGCCCGGGGGCGCATCTCCACCTTGACAAATGCCTTAGGGTTCCGCCTATGGGCGTGATTCGACCGTGGCACATTGTCGTATTCCTCTCGATTCTCGGCATAGCCGGAGCACTGACTGCCATCATTGTCGGCGTCACGCTGCTCCTGCGTCGGAAGTCCTGACACCGACGTACATCACCAATCGGACGTATTAGCCTCTCCGATGCAGGTTGACGCCGCGGCCAGGGCGGGCACTCATCACCCTGTCCAGCATGGCCGCGAGGTAGAGCGGCGTCCGGTTGTCGAGCATGGCGGCCGGGTCGAGGCCTGCACGTTTGATGATCTGCCGCATCGTCGCCAACTCGACGCCGTAGCGATCGGCCGCTTGGGCCGTCGTAAGGGCAAGCTTGCCGTCGCACGTGATGCGGATACCGGTCACGGCATCAGTGTCGCACCCGGTCAAGGCACACCGTTGTCACGCTAGTGTGACCAATGTCACCGTCAATTGAGCTCCTTGGGCTTGTCCTGGTCACGCTAGCGTGACATTCTTGGATCACAACTCCAGAGGACCGAGCCACTCCGAACCGGAGCAACGCAAGGGAAAGCACGGGAAGCGGGCACACCAAGGGCCCAAGGCCAGCAAACGGAACCCGACGCGAAATCCCCCCAAGAAGCCGGAACCGAGAAACCTAGATCGGGCCAACGGAATACACAGCAAAGCCCGAGTACGACCAGCCGGCGAGATACCGGCAGTAGCCCAGGCAGCGCGTCGAGCGTCCCGCTCCGCAGCGCCGGGCCCGCACCGTGCCGCCGCGGGGGCGTCGCACGGTGCGATGCTGACTTAGACCCTGGAGGGGTCATGCAGGACAAGCTGAAGGCCGCCGCGGCGGCGAAGCGCACGATGGTCGCCGGCATCATCTCCGGCGCGCTGATCGCTCTGTACGGGCTCTGGATCTCCCGGAGCCACATCACCCACATCGGGTACGCGCTGGGCCTGGGCAAGTTGGAGGCCGAGACGCTGTTCGTGTTCATCGACTTCATCGCGATCTACGGCAAGGTTCTGACGAGTAAGCGGCTCGCCGCCAAGACTCGCCGGATCGGCTACCGGTTCCTGATGTTCGGTGGCGCGGCCAGCCTCGTCTGCAACGTTGCTTCCGGTGTTCTCAGCGGGTCGTTCGGTGCGGCAATCTACGGAGCGTTCATCGTCGGGATCGTTGCGGCGCTTGAGTACGCAATCGCCAACACGAAGGCCAAAGCAACGGCAACGGCGACGCGGGCACCGCGTGAGCCGGAGCCAACCGCCCGCCAGCTGGCCGCCCGCAAGGGCGCTGCCACCCGGGCGCGCAACGCCGCCATGCCGGTGAGCCCCGGCGTTGGCCCGGTCGGCGCCTACGCCGGCCCGAAGGCGTGATCACCGAACCAAACAGCGTGACCGACCGGTCCCGCTAGCCGGTACGGTGGGGTTGGGCCAGGCACTCTAGCGGGGTGCCTGGCCCTTCCCGTCCGCATCGACAGTCAAAAATGGCCCCGGCCACCAAGCTCGCGCGAGCTTGGTAGCCGGGGCCATTTTTTGTTTTGGGCACGGTGCTTTCGATCCGGTCGGTACGGTCGACAAAGTGCCTGTGGAGGACCTCGCCGGCGCGCTGGCCGACCGGCCGGGCTGGACGGTGGCGCTGCGTGTCGCGACCTACGCGCCGGCGGAGGGCGGCTGGAGCGCCGCCATCCATCAGCTGGTCGTGACGACCCGCCGATACGACCGGTGGCATGTGGCGGTGCGGGATCCGGCCGGGCGAGTGGTGTACGCAACCCCTACGTCAACGCTGCCGGAGGCGATCCGGGTCGCCGAGGGTCAGGTCCGGGCGCGGTCCACCGAGGCGCCAGGATCGACGTAGACGGGTTGCTTGGTCATGCCCAGCATCAGCACCTTGGCGGCCGCCCGGGCCAGCCGTGCCCGCAAGCTGTCGCCCTGCCGGGTTTCCAGCCACCGGACGAGGGCGGTGTATGCCGCAATGCCGCCGCCGACCAGGAGGACCTGAACGAGCCACTCCTGTTGGTCGACGGGCACGTTGATGCCGTGCGACGCGAGCCAGGTGACGAGGTACCCCACGAGTGCCTGGGCGGCCGTGCGCAAGATCGAGGTCAGCATGCGCTGTTCACTCCTTTGATGGGAGCGCGGCACGGACGAAGCAGTCCTTCGCCTCGAGCAACTTGCGCAGCCCGGCCGTGAGCTCTGGTCCGTCCGATAGCGCAGCGATCATCGCTTCGGCCAGGTCGTGGCAGGGTTTGCTCACCGACGCGAGCTCAGGTCGGAGATGCTCGTAGGCGAAGTGCTGCGCGAGCTGGGTTGTGCCGGGGTGCCGGCCGACGAGCTGCATCAGGAGGTCTCCTGCTCGTCCGCCGTGGTCGGTTCGGCAGCCTCGTTGGGTTCATCGAGGACCAGGCTGATCGATCGAACGTTGATGGTGAGGTTGGCACCGTAGGCGTCATGATGGCCGGATGCCTCGACGACGACCCCGTTTGTGGGCACCTGGTCGAGGACCTGGCTGATGAATGCCTTCGCGGCCTCGCCCTGGGCCTGGTCGCCGTGGATGGTGGTGTCTGCCACCTTGCGGCGTACCGCGCCCTTCGTACCAGTGGCGGTGATGTTCCAGCTCATGCTGGCGGACTCCCTTCGAACGGTCGTACGATGACTGGATGAGGGGTGGTGTTGACCGGGCGGGTGTGGCAGCAGCCCGGTTGTCCGGGCTGGCCATGGCCTGCGTGCAGGTGCGGCGCCTCGACCAGGACCAGGCCCTCGCGGAGATGGCGCAGATCGTGGCCGGACTTCCCCCGCGATGTGCGGCAGGATGCGCTGGATCGGGCGGCCGCGGGTTTCCTCGAGCCAGGGCCGTTGGCTCCGTTCCACACGCCGGCCGCTGCGCTGCTCGCCCGGGCCGGGGCAAACCTCGACCACGCCAGACAGCTGCAGACCCGGACCGGGCAGAGCTTCGTCGTCCGCGAAGGCCCGGCCTAGGTGTGCTGGGCGAGCTCGGCCCGGAGGCGACCGACCTCGGTGCGCAACATCGATACTTCCATTTCGGCCGCGCTGGCCCTCGCCTCGGCCGCAGACGCCCTGGCCTCGGCCGCACTGGCCCGGGCCTCCGTGGTGCGCAACTGGTCGTAGAGTCCGCGTACCTGGTCGCCGAGTGCGGCGACCGTGCCTGCGAGCGACTCGGCGGCGTCGGCTTCATCCTTTTGCGCCTTCGCCACACGTCCCCTTCGCCCCGCCGCAACTCCAATGACACCGGTGGCGATGCTGGCGATGGCGCCGATTGCCGCGATCCAGCCGCCGCCCATGGCGCTACTGCGCCAGACGGTTGTGCTCTTCGTCGACCACGGCCACCGCGAGCTTGTGCAGGGCGGCATCGCTCAGATCGACAACAACGCCGCTGCCGCCCGGCGGCACGAGTGCGGCGATGGCCGCCATCTGCTCGGCCGTCAACGTCACGTGCTCTGGCTCGTCGGTTACCGGCTTGCCGCAAGCCTTGGCGAGCTCGGCCGCGTTCGCGAACACGATGTGCTTTGCCCCGGCCGACGCGAGCGCCTGTAGCTCTTTCATGTCGATGATCGGCCGGTAATTGAATCCATCGGAAAGCCAGCACGCCGGGTTGCCGGCAACCTGAGCGGTGAACATTGTCGTGATCTCCGTTTCCTGCTTCGGTTGTCCGCTGAACAAGGCCCGGAGCTGCTCGACCGTGCCCTGGAAAGCGTTGAAATCCACCCGGGCACCGTTGAACGGATGGGCATCCGACCACTGCCAGATCGCAGGTGTGACGCCGCCGTAGGGACGCCAACCGACGCCGGTCTCGCTGTAGCCCGCGGCGGGGTACGCCGACGACACGAGCGCCAGGCCGAGCTGGGCGAGCGGGCGTAGGTCGGGTGAGCCGAGGTGGTCTTGCCACCACCAGTGCGGCAGGTACACGAGCCGCGGGTTGCCGCCCAGCGCCCGGTACCGCTGGGTCAGCTCGACGAGGCGAGGCACGGTGGCCCCGGCGCCTTCGGCGTCCCACATGCACGCGACGCCGCCCATCACCCGCCAGGCGAGCGCGGCCTGGGCGTCGAGGTCGTCCGTCGTGACCCAGTGGTAGCCGGCGAACGGGATCCCGCGCGCGTCCGCATCGCGCTTGTACGCGGCATAGGTGGGGTCCACAAAGGACATCCCTTGGGTCGCCTTGGTAATGAGGGCGAGCGCGCCGTCCAGCGACACGCTCTTGAAGTGCGACAGGTCCGGGAAGTGGATCGTCATTGGAGGTCGCCCACGCTCGCCGGACTGGCGGCCGCCGACGTCGATGCGTTCACCACGGTGACCGGCGAAGCACCCGGATAGTCCCGGCCGCAGAACCCTACGTCGTCGCCACCCCACCAGGCCGCTACGACAATCCCGGGCCGGGATAGGATGTCGTCCGCCTCGAGGTGATGCACGCCGGCGTCGACCAGATGCTGGCGGGCCTGGGCTAGCACGTCGGCGCGTGCGGTGTCGTGGCCGTCGAGGATCAAACCATGGCCGAGGATTTCTCGCATTTACGCCGCCTCATACAGGAAGAGCCACCGCAGCTGATCGGACGTCGCCCAGGTGAACGGGACAGTGGCGGCGACCTCGCCGCCGTCGGAGTTGAACTCGATGTGGCTGGTATCCGCGTACCACGCCGTGCACGGCTTGCGGTTACCGCCGGTGTCGGCGTCGTAGACGATGCCCGCTCCACAGATCGTTGAGACGCTGCCCGACGCGACAGGCGCCACCGGGAGGTCGACGAGCCATTTACCAGTTCCGAACGTAGTGGTTGAGCCCATGCTGATGCGGCCGGTGTAGACCACGAGCTTCCCGGCGCGCAGGTAGAACGCCGATTTGCTGCCGTTACCCAGTGACGGGTTCACCGACGCGGCGGTCCAGGTGAGGGTGAAGCTCGACCATGCATCCGTCAGTCCATGTAGCGCGCCGGTTATCTTGTCAAAGTCATCGGCGTCGGCGATCAGCGCGGCCAGCAGATCCGGCAGTGTGTCGTTCCAAGCGGTCACGCCTATCTGCCTCCTCTCTCCGTCAAAGTGCGATGACCGGTGGTCGCCACAGCTGCACAGCCGATCCGGACGGCAAGGTCTTCGCCACACCGTGAAGGCCGCGGGTCACGGTGAAGGTCTGGGTCAGGCCCGTACCGGTGATGGCGGTGCACCGCATGACCTCGCCGGCGATCTCAATGTCGATCGGGAACATGGACGGGTACGTGGCTGAGTCGATCCACCGTTTGACCGCTGAGGTCACTGACAGCGACGCGTCGTCTTCGTCATACGTTGCGTCTATTGTGGACACTCCGGCGGGGACGCGGCTGCGGTTGCCATCGCCCGTTTCGATCTCGAAGACCTCGTATGGCCGGTACGGCATCAGGTATAAGTCGACGTACCATTCGGCCGCGTCGATCGTCTCCTGGTAGCCCTCGATGATGAGATCCAGGGGCGCGGGCCCGGTATGGTCCTCGGGCGGGTTGGTCACCTGGATGCGGCTGCCGATGTCACTGGCCAGCCAGTCGTCGACGAGCTCAGGATGGGCGAGCAGATCCACCCTGGCTTGATACCGGGGCTCGTCGACCGTGCCCTTGTTCACGAGCCAGGTGGCATGTTGCAGCGCATCATCGTCGGACTGCAGGCTGCGGTTGACCCCATCCTGATAGGCGCCGACGCCGGTGTCCGGATCAGTGCCGAGCGGACCGTCTGTGCGTTCCCACGTCGCGCTGGCCCCGCCCACTCTGGTGACTGTCACCCGGTTGACCAGATCCCGGTCGTCATCACCCGGCACAAGATCGGTTACGTGACCTTGTTCGTAGTCCAGGGTCATAGTCACATCGATGTTGTACCGAGAGACGCGCGGATCGAAGCCGAGCTCGCCCGTGACCCGCTCCGGCATGACAGCCTCGTCGGCTGCTTCGCACTCGCGCAGAAGATCCAGGTCCGTGCCGGGCAGCTGAGGACCCATCGGCTGAGAATCGCCCGCCGTGACGTCATATGCCAGGCCCAGCTGCGTGCACAGCCGCGCGAACCGGTCAGCCGCCAACTCTCCATCGTGGCCGCCCATAGCCTCGGTCTGCTCGCCCGCGACAATCGCGGGCGTGTCCGCCACATAGACGACTAGGTTGTCCCACGACAGGGTGACTGGAACGTTGGTGTTGCCAACCTCGGCCCGGTCGAGGAGCCCGATATTCGTCCCGGACGTCAGGCTAGGTGCGAGCTCCGAATAGGTGAGCAGCCAGGTGCTGGGGTCGGATTCGGCGGCTGGGATCCATGCTCGGGCCGAAAGGGTAATCCCACCAGAGGTTCCCACAGCGCCCGAGAACCTGACCCGGTAGACGGTATCTGCCACATAGGTCGAGTCGACGGTCACCGTGGACGTCAGAGCGGTGAATGTCCCAGCCACACGCTTGGCTAGCAACATGACGACTGCACCTGCGGAGTTCAGATCTAACCGACAAACGTAGTAATTGTTGTTATTGGCGTAGCGGCCGCAGATCCAGCGGGTAATAGTAGCGCCAGTTGCTGCGTTCACCGGCCAGGACAGATCGACGTAGTAGTCCCACTCCGTCGACCCTATATCCACAAACGACTCTTTGATGGATCCGGCCGCTGAATGCAGGTGCTTGCCCTGGCCCGACGCCACGGAGAAGTCCGACGCTGCACCGCCCGCACGTGACCAGATTTCTCCCGTATCGGCAGTGCCCCAACCATTGGCAACGGTGCGGGTGAATGTATCCTGCAGTCCCAGTACTGGTGCGATCGCGTCGTCATAGATGGCCCAGTGACCCACCGACACATTCGCCGCGGTAGCGGTGATCGCGAATTCGTCGAGGACGGGTGACACTGTGAGGTCACCAATACCTGTGGCTCCGTTCGTACCGGCCCGGGTGTCCGTGTTCACCAACACCCCGTCGAAATACATGGTGCTGACTATGTTGCCGCCCGATTGCTCCGACCAGATCAGAACGTGATGGAAGACGTCCCGAGTGATATCGGCGGAATCACCTGAGCCGAGGATGGTGAACTCAGTTCCGAACGAGTCGAACGCGTCGAGGCTGATACCGAAGCCTTCACCGAAGAACGTCGCGAGGCGGAACCGTGCGAACAGCGAGTGACCCGGCACGGTCCATGAGGCGATCGCCCCGAGAATCGCCTCGTCTGGGTAATTGTCGGGAGGGAAGGACACAATAAAGCTGAGGCCCCAGGAGGTTGATGCGGATCCGGTACCGGCGCCGGTGAGCTCTCCGCCCAGATCTAGCAGATTTGAGGGCAGCGGCAGGGAACCGGGCGGCCCCTCAGCGGTGGCAAAGTCGACCGTTCCGCTAATTGAAAGTGGCTTACCTCCAGAGACCGCTGATCCGGCGATGCCCGCCTCTGTGCCATCCTCCATAGGCCAGTAGTTGACCGGACCATGAAAGACGATCATCCGCCGCAGCGCGCTGCGTACGTCCTGACCAGCGCCCAGCCGGCGCAGAATACCGCCGGCTTCGAGCTCCAACCGATCGTCAATGTCGGGACCGGTCCAGCGTGGTGGCCATTCAGGCACATATGCGATCCCGCGGGTCACCATCCCCGTACCTGGATCCAACCGCACCTGCAGCGGCGTCTGACGGCGCAGGCGTCCGTAATAGGGGCCGGCGATGTTGCGGGGGGAAAAGATGCCTTCAGGGTTGCGCAGCCTCGTGCCGATGAGCGTCGGTCCGGTCTGCACCGCATCACCGACCCGGCCACGGGCGATGACCACCCGCGGCCGTGTGTAGTCAGAGATGTCCGTATAATCCAATGTGGACAGACTATCTGACAGGTTGGCGCCGAACGCGGCGCGTACCTGCAGGGCGGTTGGATCGTCCGGGAAACCCATCGGCTAACGCCTACCTCGGGGCCCGAGGTGGGTCTGCACGTTGCCGCCCGACTTGGTGCGGACGTCGAAGCGAAGACCCTCGGTGATGGCCGACATCACCTTGGCGTCTGAACCGGGCGCAGCCGTGATGACCAGTTCGAGGGATCCTGCGCCGGCGCCTCCCCAGCCGCCGCCGTACCAGCCGTCGCGGGGCACCACGTCTGCGTTGTACCAGCCGGCCGCCGCGGACAGGATCGACATCGACCGTCCGTAGTTCCCGCGCTTGGGCACGAAGGCCTCGCCCATTGTGGATGGTTCCGCGAAGGCGTACACAGCCGGCTGGCGGGTACGGAAGACGGCCGCCTGTGACAAGAGACCGGCCTGAGCGTGCTCCACGATGCCGCCTGCGTCGAAGTCCAGGTGCCCCAGCTTCTGGTTAAGGTTGCCTGTCACATGGAGCGTGACGGTGATGTCCTTGGCCTGCGGTAGGTTGAACAGCTCGTTGGCCAGGTTGTGCACCTCCTGCTTGGCCTTGCCGGTGGCGCCGGTCGCCTTCTCGGCGGCCTCCTGGAAGTCGTGCATGATCTTCTTGGCGCCTTCGACGTCGCCCGTCATGGCCAGGTAGGTCTCCGCCGCGCTCGCGGCCTGCCGTGCCGCGTTCTCCAAGGCGATCCGGTTCTCCAGCGCCTTCTCGGTGTTGCCCTGCAGCGCCTGACCGTTCTTGTTGAACGCCTCGGCGACCTCGTCGACCGCGCGCTTCGCGTCGAGCATGGCCTCATCGGCCGACTTCACCGTGCCGTGCATCCGGTCCCACAAGTCAACCAGCGTTTCGCCTTCATCGACCGCGAACCCGGTGGCCCTGGCCAAGGCCATCGTTTGCTCGGCAAGCTTTTTGGTCGCCTGGGCCTGGCTATCGGCGCTGTGGGCGGCCTGAGACTGGGCGGCGGCATAGGCGGGAAGGCCAGCCTTCAGATCGTCAAGGCTGATGCCGACGTCGGAGCCGTAATGGGCGAGTTGGTCAAAGGCGCGGGCCGCTTCATCGGCGCGTCCTGATTGGACGAGCTCGGCGAGCGCCTGGTCGATGGCGGTAATGCGGTCTTTCGCCTTGGCGAGGTTTTGGCTGCCGGGGCCTTCTCCGCCGATCGCTTCCATGATCGAGGCGAAGCCTTGGCCGACCTGGTCCCAGAAGCCGCTTCCGAGCGTCCCGAGGTCGTATTTGAGATCTTCCATGTCACCGCCGAACAGGCGGGCTGCCTCGCTGGCAGCGTTGCCGCTCTTGCCGAAGTCGGCGAGGTTGTCGGCGAGCTGGGTCACCTGAGGGTTGACCTCGGAGCCGAGGCTGGAGATCAGGCGGCCGCCGACGCCTACTGCTGTGAGCGCGAGACCGGCGCGTCCCGCCCAGGTGGCCACGGCCTCCAGGCCGTGCGCCGCCTTCGCACCGGCCGGCCCGGTCTTGGAGAGTTCGTCAACGATCTCGCCGAGGGTTTTCTTCAACTTGAGACCGGCGGCCGCGGCGAGCAGCGTCGCGCCGCCGGCGCCGGCGACGACCACTGCGGCGGTCTGGACCGGGCCGGGCAGGTTGCCGAACATGTTGACCAGATCGGTCCCGGCGTGGACCAGGGTACGGAGACCGCTGTTGGCGCCCTCGCCGGATTTGATGAACAGCGTCTCGAGGGATCCGGTCAGCTGCTCGACGTCGCCGGACAGGTTGTCCAGCTTCGCCGCCGCCACCCGGGACGCTGCGCCCTGGTCGTCGACAGCGTCGATGTAGTCCTGAATCCCGGCAGCGCCTTCGGAGTAGAGCACGTTGGCCGCGCGGATCGCGTCCGAGCCGAAGATGGTCTGCAGGGCGGCGTTGCGCTGTGCCGGGGTAAGGTCCTTGAGTCCTTGCTCGAGTTGGCCCGCAATGGTCACCGCGTCAACCATGTTGCCGTTCGAGTCGTACAGGCTGATGCCCAGCGCCTTGAGCGTATCGGCGGCCTGGTCGGTGGGGGCGGCCAGCCGCTGCAGCGCGGTCTTCAGCGACGTGGCACCGTCGCTACCTTTCAGACCGCGGTCGGCCATGGCGGCGAGCAGCGCCACAGTCTCCTCGAAGGAGAACCCGGCCTGGTTGGCGACCAGGCCGACTTGCTGCAGCCCGAGGCCCAGGTCGTCGACGCCGGCGGCGGACTTGTTCGCCGCGGCCGCGAGGACGTCCGCGACGTGGGACACGTCGGAACCTTTCAGCCCGAACGTGTTCATGGCCGCGGCGGCGATGGTGGCCGAGTCGGCCAGGTCCAGCTGCCCGGCCGAGGCCAAATCGAGCGAGCCGGTCAACGCGCCACCGAGAATGTCCGCTGTGGACACACCGGCCTTGGCGAGCTCGGCCTCGGCCTCGGCCGCGTCGGTGGCCGAGAACACGGTGGCCTGGCCGGCCTCGATCGCCGCGTCGCGCAACTGATTCAGCTCGTCGGCGTTGGCGTTGGCGACCGCGCCGACCTCGGACATCTGCTTGTCGAACGTCGCCGCGGCGTGTACGGCGGCGCCGGCGGCGGCGAGCAGCGCCGCGCCGGCGACGCCCGCGCCGGTGGCTATCTTGTCCAGGTCGGCCTTCGACTTCGCCCCGGCCTTGTGGATCTTCTCGGACAGCTGGTCGGTGGACTTGCCGGCATCGTCGGTATCGCGTTTGTAGTCACCCGTCAGCAGGCGCAGGCGTACCCCGATGGTGCGTAGCGTCGCCATTCAGGTCACCTCCCCCTTTCGCCTTGCGTCGTCGGGTTTTCGGCTGCGGCCGCGGCACCTTCACCACCCGGTGGATCATGCCTTCGCGGTGTGGATGCTTCGTGTACTGGCGGCGGTCGTCGGCCAAGGCGAGGCAGCGCAGGCACACCAGTGGCGGCTGCGGCTGCCACTTCCAGCCGTAGTCGAGGGTCTCGTGGAGGTCGCCGCCGCAGCGGCGGCATTCGGAGTCCTCGCGCAAGGCGAGGCCGAGCATCCAGGCCCGCTCGTCGGCGTCCCATTCCGCCTCGCGGGTGATGATCGTCCGAAGTAGACGCCCATCGGGGCCGTATTCGTGCTCGTGGATTTCGCGGGGTTCCCAGCCGTCGAAGCGGCGCAGCGACAGGCCGAGCTGCCGGGCGGTTGTTACCCGCCGGCGGAGCTCGGCGTCGTCGAGCGCGGCTGCCGCAAAGGGACGGCATCATCCCCACGACACGTCGACACCGCGGCGAGGAACAGCTTGTCGGCCTGCCAGTCGCTGACCCAGCCGACGAGCCAGTCCAACTGGCCCTCGGCCCAGTCGACCAGCGTCTCGCCGCTGCGGTGCCCGATCGCGGTCGCCCGGATGAGCGGCTCGCGGCCCTCGGCGGTGTTGAACTGCCACAGGGTGTCCGCCTTGATCCCATCGCGGGGCGGGTACTGGGCTTTGAACGCCTGCCACGGCGTGCCCGCCAGACCCTCCACCACAACGTGCAACGTGACCTGCTCAGCCTCGTCGTAGAGCAGGTCGAGCTCGGCGTCGAGCTCGGCCAGCCGCGCCGGTAGTGGTGCCGATGGCCGGGTGGCGAGCCGCCGGTCCGGCTCAGCCAATGTGCCCGCTGATTCCGTCTGCAGCTGCTCCTGCTCGACCAGGAGCTCCTCGATGCGCTGACGCAGGTCACCGTTGAGGACGATGGGCACCGTGCGACGCGGCCGCGTCGCACGGTCCATCAATGCCTGCAGTTCCTCCGGGGTCATCAGGACGAGGCCACCGCGACCCGGAACTGCCGCCCGGGCGGCTGCAGGTAGGCCATCTGGTTGATGGTCAGCGGCGTGTTCGCCGTCGGCTTGGCCTCCACCTGCACACCGAGCTTGGCCGGGTACACGGTCACCAGGTCACCAACGGCCAGGGCGGTTTCAACGTCGACGCCGCGCCGCTCGACCAGGAACCCGGTGCTGCGTTCCACCAGCGTGGTCGCGGCCTCGTCGTTGGTCGGGTCGTCCGGGTTGGTCACATAGATGAGCGGGATCTGGGTCGCCTTACGCCCGGGCTGGGCGAAGTCCTCGGTCGAGCACAACCGCGGGTCCGCGGCCGAGGCCTCGGTGATCTGCGGATCCCAACCCTGGTCTGTCAGGTAGCAGGACAGGTCGAGCACCGACGGTGCGGTCAGCTCCGACAGACCCGGCTGGTCCGGGTCGCCGAGCTCGGGCACCCACAGCACCAGCACCATCCCGTCGGACATGACGGATGCCGGCAGCGTCTGCGTCATCGCTTACTCCTTCAACTCAGCCGGCCTGATGGCGCGGGTATTACCTTCGGGTGGGCACGCTGCGCCGACCGGCCAGGTCGACGAAGCGTTTCGAGGGGCGAGGATTGATCGCGCGGATGCGGCGGCCCGGTATCTCCGCCACCGCGCCGGCGGCGAGCAGACGGTCCAGGGTCTGCAACGCCACGTCATAGCGATGCCCGGTGGCCAGGTCACGCACCCAGCACCACACCGTGTGCTGGCTCATGACCCGGTCGATCCAGGGTCGGACTCGAGGCGGTACACGTCGGTGATCGTGACCACGCTTTCCCCGGTCGACTCGTCCGGGCGGGGATCTCGTCCCGGCTCGGACCGGATCGGCGCGCACGCCCGCCCGGCGATGTCGGGCCGCACGTCCAGCAACGCGCCGGCGACCAGATCGGAAACCGCCCGGGCGGCGATGTCGTCGGCGCCGACGCAATGGCAGTAGATCCGGGTACGCATCCGGCTTGACCGGTGCGTGAGCCGGCCACCCAGCGGCCGGTCGGCCACGAGGTGGACCGACACGTACGGTGGCTGCGCACCGGTCGGCACGACGGTCGCGCCGCCGCCGGCGGCCGGGTACACAGTCAGCCCGTCGATGGCGCGCAGCAGGGCCAGGACCGCGTCAGCGTCGTCCTGCAGCCGTCCGTAGTCGCTCACCCGTACCGCTCCACCAAACGGCCGGCAAGGTCCTCACAGGCGCCGTAGAAGCGTGGCTCCTCCAAGTCGAGGGCAGGCTCATGGTGCGGATGCGGCGCGTTGTGCGGGCCGCCGTACTCGAGCAGGTTTCCCAGCCCCCGCTGGGCCCGGCCCTCCACCGGCCCGATCTCACCGATGACCTCGCCGCCCGGGTCAACGAACACGTCGTACGAGATCGACTCCGCGTAGTGGGTCAGATGCGGACCGGTCGGCGCGAGCCGCCGTGCGTCGGTCTTGATGTTCAGGCTGCCCTTGGCCACGATCTGCTTGCCCTCGTCGAGAGCGTCAGCGCCGGCGGCGCGCAACACATCAGCCCAGGCGTCCAGCTGGCCGGTGTCCACAGTGTCCATCAGCCGGTGATCTCCTCAACGCCGACGCGTCGCACGGTCGACTCCGTCTTTCCGGACTGGTCGCGCACCACCAGCCGGGCACCGACCATGTCCGGGTCGTGCGCGCAGCCCGTCATCGTCACCTCGTCACCCACCCGCACGTCAAGGCTGGTCGTGACCGGCAGCTGCAGCACCCGGTAACGGGCCAGCTGCGACTGATCCGGGGCCGGGGTCACGTCACGCGAGAAGCCGAAGATCTCCTGCAGCCGGCACACTCCGGTGTAGACGGTCGCAGTCTCTGGGGTCCGGGCACCGGTGTCGCGGTTGGTTGTCGATCCGGTCACCCGGGTGATGGTGCAGGCGTCGACCAGGCCGGCCGCCGCGGCCGCGCGGCCCATCGCCAGCACCGAGTCGCGCGACACGTCACACCGCCCCGACCGGGGCGGCCTCGGCGATCAACGCGGTCATCGTGCGCGGCGAGGCCTTCGCCGCCATGTACCGGCGTAGCAGCGCCGCCGACGCGGACGAGCCGTACATGCGGGACTGGCGCGGCTGCGGGGCATGCCAGAGGTGCCACATGTCGTCGGTGCCGCGCCACTCCCGCCCGGCCAGCAGCCGCAGCGCCACCGCCCACGCGTTGTCCTCCTGGCCCCAGCCCGCGAACCGGGGATCGATCGGCGCCCGCCGGTACACCTGGCGGGTCAGCACCACCATGCCCCCGCCCGGATGGCCGACGTAGGGCCGCTCCGCATAGGTGAACGTCGTGCGCACCGTCGGCCACGCCCCGGTTGCCAGCACCTCGTCGGTCGCCGATGCGGTCAGCCGGCGCAGCAGGTGATGCGGCACGGCCCACCCGGCCTGGCCTTGCGCCACCGCGGCTGCGGCGGCGGCCACACCGTCACACCACACGTCGGCATCGGCCACAACGATGACGTCGTGTGAGGCGCGGGCAATCCCGTCGGCCACCGCGACGCCCTTACGCCACGGCCCGTCGTCCGGGCAGCACGCCTCCAGCACCTCCCAGTCCGGGAACGCGGCCGCCCACCGCTGGGAAAGGAACTCCCACAGCCGGGTCCGGTCCGGTGTCGGCCGCCACGGAACCACCACCGTCGCGGACACCAGGTCGGGCATTGGGTCAGCCTTTCTGCGCTTGGGCGGCATCGGTGTTCCTCCATCGCAGGTACGGGGCGGGGTCGCGGACCAGACCCGCATCGGTGGGGGACAGGTACCAGAAGTGTTCCCGGAACACGTCGGCAAGCCGGTCTGGGCCTTCCCGTTCGGCGATCTCCCCGTAGGCCCGCCAATGTGCTCCGTCCTGTTCGGACAGACCCGCGGCGGCGCGATAGGCCGCGGCACCGTTGAGCGCTTTTCGGGTGAACTGCTGCGCGGACCGGTAAGGGAAGTGCCGTACCTGCAGGCACTCAACCCGGCTCGTCCCGCCCGGCAGGTGCACGTCGTGATTGCCCTGCGCGATCACCGCACCGGGCTCCCACCGGAACGCCACCTTGCGCAGCGGCGCCGGGTCACGCTGCCGCCACACCATCGAGACGAACGGATCCGGGTCGTCGAGGTCGATCGCGGTGCGCAGGTGGTTGGTCAGCTCCGCCGCGGCGACCGGATGCTCAAGCTCGGCCAGGACCTCCCGCACCCGGCCGAACCGGCTCAACCACAGTTCGTCCGCGTCGAACGGCACAACCCAGGTGGCGCCGGCGGCCGCGGCACGGTCGGCGAGCGCGGACATCTTGAAGGACTGGTAGTAACCCGGCACCTGGTCGTCGACGAGCGTGAGCGGCAGTTGCCGGGCCAGGTCGGCTAGGAGGTCGCGGGTGCCGTCGGTACTGAGGTTGTCGGCAACGATCAGGTGGTCGACCTCGTCGGCCATATGCTGCAACGTGCCGGCGATCACGTCTGCCTCGTCGCGGACCATCGAGATACCGAACGTGGCCATCAGTAGCCGCTCCCTGCCCGCTGCGCGCCGATGTGCTCCACCCACTCGCCCGAATCGCGCGAGCCCCAGAACCCGAACCGCACGTCCGCCGGGGCAGCCTCGGGCGTACCGGTCGCGAGCAGACCCAGACCGAAATGGCCCTCCGACTCCCGACCGTCCGGCCAGCCACGTTCACACAGCGACGACCGGTACAAGCTCGGGTTGGTGGTGAAGAACTGCCGGTGCTCCAACCACACCCGACCATCGAAGTCGGCATGCTCCTCATACGCCTGCGGGTTCTGCTCGACAATGCCGCCGGCGGCCCGCTCCGCTTCGTTCCACGGCTGCCGGCGCAACGCCAGCTGAGCCAGCCCTGGTCGCGTGTCAAGGACCGCGGCGAGGTCGGCCAGCTCGACCGAGCGGCGGAACACGAAGTCGTCCTCGAGGTGGAACACCATCCGGTCCAGGTCGGCATCGTCCGGGGAGCCGGCGGTCAGATACCGCCACGCGAACGCGATGGCGCCGCCGAAGCCGCGGCGCCGGCCCGACGAGACCACCTCGTAGCCGGGGTAGGTCGTCGACAACCATGCGCCGTAGCCATGGTCGGCAGAGTCGTCATGGATGATCCGCCGCGTCACCGGCCCGGTCACCATCTCGGCGAAGCTCGCCAGCGTGCGGGTGATGCAGTCGCGGCGGCCGTCCGTCATGACGAGCAGCGTGATCACACCCGTGCCCTTTCCCCCAGCACGGATCGGACGATGTCGTGGTGCACCCGATTGCGTTCGGCCATCGGCAGCGACCGGTTCCGGGAGTCGCGGCGCACATGTGCCCGGTACACCGCGGCCGGCACGGCCTCGAAGGACGCGCCGGCTAGGTAACAGCGCAGCCACAGCGACCAGTCCTCATAGACCGGCTCCGGCCACCAGCCACCGACGGCGCGGACCATCTCGGTACGCACGGCGGACCCGACCACCAGCCAGTTCCCGTCAGGCAGACATGCCGCCTGACAGGCGTGGCTGTGCCCGGCCACGCGCGGCATGCCAGCCGAGGCCGGCCGGCCCAGGTGCACGTACCGCACCGCCGGCGCCCGCACATCCGCCGCGGCGGCCGCCATCGCCTCGACATACCCGGGCTCGAGCTCGTCATCCGCGTCGAGGTGGATGACCCACTCGGAATCGACCAACGCGACCGCGGCGTTGCGGGCCTCGTGCAGCGTCGGGGCATGAATGTGGACCGCGCGCAGCCCGAGCGTCTCGGCCGACGGCAATGCCCGCCGGTGAGCCAGATCGACCCAGCTGTCCGCGCCGAACGTGGCCACCGCCACGGTCACGTCCACAGTCGCCTCCGCTGCTGGTAAAGGGGCGCCCCGGCACGCATCCGGGCCCGCTGCTGGGCGTACACCGGATCCGAGCGGGCCTTGCCCCAGTTCGGATGCAGATGCTCGACCCGGGCGTCGGCGGCAAACGCCCAGGCGCCTCGGTGCTTCGCGGTGCCGACGAGCTCGTCGTCCACGTACTCGTGCGGGTAGCCCTCGTGCAGCACCAAGCCGGGCTCGTCGATGGTGCCGAACTCGTCCACATAGGACCTTGTGACGAGTGAGTGGGTGGCGTGCTGGCCGGCCATCACCCGCGGTGAGCCGAGGTCGTTCGTGCCGACGACGCCGATCCCGGGCCCGAGCTGGGCCACCGCGGCGTCCAACCAGCCCGGATGGAACAGCAGATCGTCAGCGGCCAGGAACAGCTGCGCCTCGGTGGTGTGCCGATACCCTGCGTTGATCTTTCTGGCGTAGTCGCCGTTGGGCAGCTTCGCCACGGTGAGCCGTTCGCAGCCCGCCCGGTCCACGGCGGCGTGTACGGTCACGTCGCCTGGCGAGACGAGGAAGAGCACCCGGGCGTCGCAGGTGGCGCGGATCGAGTCGAGCAGCGGGCGCACCCGGTGGGCCCGGCCCAGCATCGGGACCAGGACGACGAGGTCTGACAACGTCAGCCGATCCGGACCAGGCCGGCCCGGTCTCCGTAGATGTAACGCATCGACGCGGCCAGCCTGGGCGCGGCCTCGGCGGCCGCGGTCACGGCGGCGGCGAACTCGACCCGGTAGTCGTCGATCGCTTCCGAGCGGACCCCGGACACGTTCGGGTACGCCGCCTTCGCCAGCGCCAGCACACCGGCCCGGGCCGGTTGCAGCTTCTGCGAGCCGACCGGGTAGCCGTGGCTGTAGATGCCGGCAACGAGCGACGGGACGTGAGGGCAGGTGGCCCAGCCACAATGGCGGTGCAGCCGGGCCGAGCCGCGCGGGCGCCGGTAGTCCGTACCGGCCACCAGCTCGTTGCCGCCGTCGATGGTCAGCGACGAGATGTCGCTGACCGGCCGTTCGGGCAGGGTCAGCCACGAGTCTGTCGTGGCGAAGATTTCGAACTCGTCGTCGAGCACCTCGACCAGGCGCTGACGGGCCATGCCCTGCACCTCGCCGGTGCACAGCTCAAGCAGCAGCGTCGCCGAGTCCTCGTCCAAACCGGTGGCGCGCATGAGGGAGGCGAGCTCGTCGGCCGTGGCCAACAGGTCAGCAGTCATCGTGCCCTCCTCCCTCTCGCGTCGAGCCGGTTCCGGATCAGGACCCGGTGGTGTTCAGATCGGTGATCTTGCCGTGGTGGGTTTCCACCCCGTACTCGAGGCCGATCTCGCCGTAGATCTGGGACTTATCCGCCGAGCCGGTCTTCGCGAGGTCCTCGACAAACAGGAACCCCTTGCCTGGCACCAGCGCGAACCGCGGCGCGCACTCCTCGAGGGAGACCACCTCGACCACATCGGTTGGCATGTACCGGTTGAGCATGATGTTGCACTTCCCGAAGTCGGTCTCGATCACGCTGACAGCGACACCGGCGACGTTACGGGACGTCTCGATGTAGCCCTTCTGCGTGATGAAGATCTCGGTCAGCTTGCGCTTCTGGCTGGCCCCGCACATCAGCGTGCGAGTCTCCGACTCGGCAATGCCGCCGGCCTCCCAGACCATCTGCATCAGGTCGAGCAGCATGTCCTCGGTCAGCGGCGCGTTGTTGGCCGACACCACGTTGGTCTCGGTGGCCTCGAGGATGCCGCGGGTCCGGCGTGCGGAAGCGTTGGTGGCCGGGTTGTTGAACGTCCCCTTGATGAAGCTGGCCTCCACGTCCCGGGCGATCTGCTTGAGCGCCTGGGTCGTCTGCCACGCCTTCTCGTCCGTCACCGGGTTCGAGCCGGACACGCCGACCGATCCCGGGTGGGCCGAGCCGGTCGAGTTGAACTGGCCGGTGAAGGACTGCTTCGAGTACGACACCTCGATCGCCTCGTGATGGATTTCCAGCACGTTGTACACGAAGTTCCGCACGCGGTTTTCCGGGTCCGGAGCGTCGGCGCCTTCGAGCGCCTGCCGGTCTTCTTCGGCGTCGCGCAGATCGTAGGTCTGCCAGCCGAACAGTGACGCGTCGGCCTGCCGGCCGCCGGTCAAACCGCCGATGGCGGACAGGAATGGCGTGTCCTCCGGCGAGATCGAGAAGAGCTCACCGACGAAGTTGGGCAGGTTGAAGGTCGTGCCCTGACCTGTGATGCCCGGCATGGGTCATCCCTCCACTGTGGTCGATGGCCACCCGCCGGGCGGCCGCTACTTGTTGGTCTGGTGCGCGATCAGCGTCTTGAGGCGGATCGCTTCTTTCGTATCGCCCTTCTCCTGCGCCGCCTTGAGCGCCGCGGTGAGCTCGTTGGCTCCGCCGCGGGCACCCTGAGAAGGGTCCGGCGCCGGCGTACCGGGCTGGCCCGTGCCGCCGCCGCCCTGCTGGCCGCCGCCGCCCGGGAACAGTGTCTTGAGCGCGTCGGCGTCCGCGGCCAACTCGTCGCGGGTCTTGCCGACCAGGCGAGCACCCTGCGCTGGAGTCAGACCCTTCTCGGCGGCCACCTCCAGACGCATCCGCTCCAGCCGCTCGGCGGCCAGCTCGTCACGCATCTGGCCGACCGTCGCGGTGAGCGTCTCGACGTCGGTCTTGCCCTTGTCGGGCTGCACGCCGAGCGCTGAGGCGAGCTTGCTGAGTGGTTCAAGCGCCGCAAGCCGCTTCTCCAACGCCTGGCGTGCGTCGCGTTCCTTGGCCAGGTCCGACAGGATCTGGTCCTTGCCGCCGGCCGGGCCTTTGCCGTCGGTGTCCTTCGGCGGGTCCTGCTTGGACGGTTCACCCGTCGTCCCGGCCGGGTTGGCCGGGTTGGCCGGTGGGTTGACCGGTGGATCGGTTGCTGGCTGCCCCATCTCGGGTCACGCCTTTCGACAGGCGTACGGCCTCACGCCGCACGCGCAAAACATCCGCCGTGGCCTCACGCCTGGCGGCGGGTGGATACTGGGGGGGTGAGTGAGCCAGTGGGGTCGCCATTCCCGCCCGGAACGACCGAGCAGGTGATCTGGCAGGATTCTGCCGGGCAGCCACTGCCCGATCGCGTCGGTGCCGCCGGCGGGGAGATCGTGGTGACCTACCCGGATGGCCGGCAAGAGCACATCATGTTCACCTCCGGGCCGGACTGACCGCTCCCGCTTACCTGATCTTGGCTCTCCGGACTGCGTCCAGGACAAGGACGTGGGCCTTGAAGAGCTGGATCACCTCCCCGTCCGGCATCACGATCGTGGTGCCGCGCCGAATCACCCGCACGGCTGCACCCGGCGTAGGGATGGTGCCGAGGGCCTCGTGCACTGCGGGGTCGAACTTGACCGTCCTTCCGGCGGCGCCCACAGGCGTGAGGCCCGCCTTCCTTGACAGTCGGGTGACCGCGGCCCGCAGCTTGGCCGGGTCACCCGAGTCCAGCGCCCGACGCAGGACGGGCAGCACGGCTGGATCGGCGTTGGCGAACAGCTGCTCCGGCTCCAGTAGAGCTGGGTCGAGCCGTTCACGGATGATCGCCGCGTCCGCTTTCTTGGCGAGCAGTTCATCGACCTCTGCGAGCAGCCTGGCGGTCCCTTCGGCGCGGGCGATCTGCCGCTGCCGCTCCCGCGCCGCCGCCCGGATTGCCGCGTTGCCGGTCGGCGGAGCCAGAGCCGCCCGGATGGCCTCGACGATTTCGGGCCTGCGGGCCCGGCTCGGGATCAAGACGCCCCGTTCTCTCGCCAACGCCCGCAGCTTGGGGACGGTCAGCTTGGCCAGGTCGGGGCCGCGAGCGGCGGCGATCTGGGCCCGCTGCGTCGCCGCCAGATCTGGGAATAGCTCGTCAAGGATGGCGGCCCGGTTCGGGTAGATGTCTCGGAAGTACAGGTCGACGATCTCTCCACCACCCGGGCCCAGCCGGCCTTTGGCGATGGGTCCGAGCTGGTACAGCATCACCGATTCGGCCCAGTCCTCGCCGGCCGATGACCTGCCGTAGTCGGTCACACCGGCGGGGAAACCTCGGCCGGCACCGGACACAAACGTCCGGTCGAAGTTCAAACTTGTGAATTCGATTCCGTTGGCCACGGCGACGTCGGCGTGAGCGGCCCGACCCCACGCGAGAGATTCGGAGCCGGCGCTGCGCCGCCCGACCAGGTCGTCAAGGTTGTGGCCGGTCTCGTGGCGCAGCAGCCTGACGCTAACAACGCTCCTGTTCGGCGTGAAGTCGTAGATCGTCACGTGCCCGCCGCCGGCCGTCATGGCGCTGCGGTGACTGGGGTTGTTGAACCTGCGCGCCCAGTACGAGTTGGCCTTCGACGGACCCTGCAGCACCGCGTAGGACTTGTTGGCCCGTGCTGCCGCCGGAATTGTGTCGTGCGCAGCCCTCAAGTCAGCGAGGGCTCGCGAGACCCATGGTGCAGCGAATTCATCCGGGCCATGCTCGATCAGGTAGGAGACACCATTGAACCGCCACGCGGTGCCGTGGGCGACCACGTAGTTGTCGAAGCTGCCATCGGCGGCGCCCAGGACGACCCGCAGGTCGCTGACACGGAAACCTTCCGCTGGTGTGTCCGCGACGGGCCCCAGCGGACCGAACCTGAACTCGTCCGACCAGTCGTTGAGCCGCGAACCGGTCAGCACAGGCGAGCCGGCGGCGGGCACGCCGAGCCGCGGCACGGCCGCTCTCTGGATCGGTGGTGGCTTCCACTCAGGCAGACCGGGGATCTTGACCCGGTAGACGCTCTCCCAGTTGCGCAGGTTCGCCACGATGTCCGCCTTGCGGGTCGCCCCGAACAGCGGCACATTTGCGTCTCGCGCCACCTGCTTGAGGCGCGCCACGGTCATACTGCCAGCCGGGTCCACCGCGGCGGCCGCCGCCGGAGAGGGCACAGATGACGAGGCCGCCACGCGCTGCTGCAGGTAGCGGTGCCGCTGCAGCAGCCGGATCGCCTCGGCCCGGTTCGCCCCGGCCTCCACATAGATCTGGTCGACCGACAGCCGAGGTGTCTTCCCGGCGCCGACCCGGGTGAACTTGCGCCCGCCGGCGGTGGTCAGTCCTCGGCGGGCGTTGACTACCTGGTTGAGGTCGGCCCCTTCGGCCAGGGCGAGCTGATCGGCTCTGGAAAAACCTGCACGCAATCGTTCCACTGTGGACATTGAGGCGTAGGCGTCCTGGGGTGAGGGGATCCGCAGCGCGGTGCGGCTGCCGGCCGGCACGTGTATGCAGTCACAGCGTGGGTGGCGCTGGAACCCGGTGTTCCACTGGTAGTGCTTGCCGGACAAGATCAGGCACCGCGAGCAGGAGTTGCCCACCGCCATGCGGATGTAGCCGGTCGCGGCCGGACGGGCGGTGATCGCCGTCTGGTCGGCCAGGCGGCCAGCATCGGCGACCTGCGTACGCACCAGCAGATCGAGATTGGCCCGACCCGCGGCCAGTGCCCGCGCGACGTCCATGCCGTCCTGAATGGACGTCAGCGTGACGAACACCGGGTTGGTCAGCAGCGAAGCCAGCCCGCGGGCGTCGCTGGCCTGCCCGGCGAAACCACGCGGGTCGACCTCGGCTATGCCGGCGGCGTCCAGCCCGTCGGCCTCGAGCACGTCGGTGACATACGGGTCGGCCCGGCGGGCCACGCCGAGCTGAGCACCGGACACCACCGCGGTCAGCTCCGGGATCTGAGACGACCACGAATCGACAATCTTGGCCGGATTCACGGCACCCCACATCTGCCCCGCCACCTGCGCGGTTGCGTCCACAAAGGACTGACGGTCGGAGTAGTGATCCAGCGCCAGATCAACCGGCGTTGGCATCTGCCGATCCCGGCGCCGGCGTCACGCTGTTGTCGGCCAGGCCGCGCACGAGGGCCGCGGTCGGCGAGCGCTGCGCCTCGACCTCGTCCTCCTGCTCCATGGCCTCGATCTCGGGCTCGTCGTAGCCGAGGCCCTCGCGGGTCTGCTTCTTGGGGATGACGCCGGCCTGGAACAGCTTGACCGCGGCGTCGGCCATGGCCGAGATCGTTGGCGTGCGGACGTTGCGCCAATCGGGCTTGATGAGGGCGAGGTCGGGATCCCACTCGCCGGTCTGGAACCGACGCACCAGTCGCGCGATCCGGATCGCCGACACCCCAAAGGAGTCCTGCTTGCGTTCGGCCCGGGTGGCCAGGCGAGCCTCGGAACCGGCGATCGCCTCGGCCGAGGCCGGGTTGTCCGACGATTGGCCAAGGTAATGCGGCGGCAGTCCCGATACCGACGCCACCAACTGGGCCAGGAAGCCGATCGCCGTGGTGAAGTTCTGCAGCTGCGCCGCGGCGAACTCAAACGCCTTCACGGCCTCGTCGGGAATGGTCAGCATCCGGCCCATCAGCGCCTGCAACACGGACACCGGGTTGCCCTGCTCGTCCTTGAACGAGTCGGGCCCTACCCCGAACAACGCCCGCAGCGGGATCGCCACGAACTCGCCGGCCACCACCATGTCAGTGGCGAGCTTGTTCGCCGCGTCCGACAGGGGGACGATCGCGTCCAGGTCCGAGCGGCCCATCCGCTCGACGGTCATGTTGCGGGGCGTCTTGGTCGACCCGCGCAGCCGCGGCCGGTTCACCAACGGTACGACCGGAACGACGCCCAGGCCGTGGCGGTCGCGGCCGTCCTCGACCCAGCTACCGGCCCAGTGACACCAGATCGTCTCGTTCGGCCGGTACAGGGTGGCGTAGCGGGCCACGATCGCGCCGGCCGGGTCGACGTCGTTGACGCGGCGCAGCGCGTCACGTACGCGCCGGGTGCGTGGGTCGACGTCGGTGTACACCTCGAGCGGAGACTCCGGCGTCACCAGTGGCGTGTCCGGGTCGTCTTCGTTGGTGCCGACGCAGACGAATGAGCGGCGCATCACCAGCGAGTCCACAGTGGCCATCCGGAAGCCGATCTGCATCTCGTTGGCCAGCCACACCCGCCAGAGCTCCCTGTCGAGCCCGGTATCGCCGGTCTTGAAGCCCTCCAGCCGAAGCCGCTCCTCAACGGAGTCGACGGCCATCTGCGGCCAGAAGATGATCACGGGGGCGATGCGGTCCTCGACCTCGCGGAGCACCTCGGGGTGCATGTAGGTCAGCGGCTGGGTGCCCTCGTAGTACCGGTCGAGGTTCTCCAGCTCGGGGATCTCGGCATCGTGGCGCTGGGACAGCCGAGTGATGGTGGAGACCTCGTCGTCGGTGAGCGCCACGGCGAGCCCCTCCTTCCCTCAGCGGCGATGCACGGTCACGGTCCGGTTACGTTTCTGCCAGCCGCCCTTGGCGAGGGCGTCCAGTCGGGCCTGCCAGG